GTGGATTGGGTTGTAAAAAGCCGTATCTTTCCAAAAGCTCACCTGAGCATTGTATGAACAAATAAAATCTTTATGGGTTATTTTAAAATAGGTTATGAAAAAGAGTTGCAAGACACCATCGCTCTAGCATCTCAGATTGAACAAGAAGGCTGGGTAGACTCTGATACAGTAATAGTAACATGTTCACCAGAATACAGCTCTATTGTATGTCAACTACTCAATCACAAACTCTCTCCACTGAATAACAACGAACCATTTGAAATGGATTTTCTAGAGATGCCTTATCCTAGAGAAGAGAAGTTGGATGTAGAACAATACAAGTATGAGTGTAGACACTTAGCTGGTAAGCATATGCATACTAAAGGAGTTAAGCTGCTTCTAGTAGACTCGGGAGTGCTAAGAGGAAGCAACTTTACTACCTTAAAAGAGGAGCTAAGCTACTATTTCAAACCAAATCAACTAAGGTTTGCATCTTTGTATATGCAAGATGATTCAAAGTTCATTCCAGACTACTATGTAGAAGCCTTTAATTTTAACAAAGATGGCGGACTATTGTTTTGGTGGGAGAACGAAGACAATCCATTCTGGCCCTGGTAGAAGGCTAACTTTCTCTATTTATAAGAAACTTTACAACTATGAGTACATCTTTAAAAGATTTATTTGAGGTGCATGAAGGCTTTGATCCCAAAGAGGAGATGATTGCCAAGATATTAATGAACACCTCAGATGAAGATAATAACCCAGCTGATGAGCCTTTTCAAGAGCTTGCAAGAAAGTTGGAAACAGATGAAATTTCGATAGAAGATGCTCTATCATCGTTAGATGCTATGACACAAGAAGATATGGAAGAAGCTAAAGCATTTAAAATCACCACTACTACTGGTGATGAGGAAATCAAAACTTTCAAAGACAACAAAGAAGCTCAGGACTTTAGAAAGAATAACACCAACGTAAAAAATACAGAGGAGTTAAAAGAAGAGCTTGATGATGAAGGTAGAATGGCTAAGAGTGATCTACTAAAGCTAACACAATACAGTGCAAAGCTTTACAAGGCATTAGGTGATCAAGACCAACTTCCAGCTTGGATTCAAGCAAAGATTACTTTAGCAGCTGATTACATTGGTACAGTAAAGCACTATCTTGAAGGAGAACAAGTAATGGGTGGAGAAGAAGCTCCAGAAGGTCAGTTAGAAGAAGCTGCAGGTGATGTAGACTACTACAACTGGGAAGATCTACATCTAGCTATCTTTGCAACAGAAGACAAACCCTTAGAGGATGTTCCAGAAACAGTATACTTACCACTAGCCTCTGATGCTCGCAAGATGTTGGGATTAAAAAACTTCATCAAAATGAGAGAGCTACCAGAGGATTATAAGTCTAAGTTTGGAACTAAACAGGAACTTGTAGCAAGAGAACTTGGGTATCTTGAAAGAGACTTCTATAAGTGGAAGGACAGCTTTGAAGGTATGGTAGAAGGTGACGAAGAAGTCATCGTTACTTGTGGTGAACGTGATGCTAAAGTAGAAGTTCCTACTATTCAAAAAGCATCAGATGCATACTCAGCGGGAAAAGCTAAAGGCAATACAAAAGACGTTTACGAAACATCAATAATTAAAATGCTCTCTAAGTAATGAAATTCTCAGAAGACGAAATCAGAGACCTCATCAAACAAGCGTTAGCAGATACAGACGCTGGACTACCTGCAAAGAACGTCCTAGAGGCACCAGAAGAAAGGTTTGAGCAAGTAGAGCAAGCATTAAAAGAACTCTTCACAGACAACTACAGAGAGTTTATTGACGAGGTTACACTTGTTGCACCTAAACCTGCTACCTTTAGAGTAGATCTACCAAATGGAAATAATATTTTCCTAAAATGGTTAGGAGAAGCTTTTGAGATTCAAGTAGAAGGAAAGAGGTATAAGATGGATTATCATGAGCAGTTTATGCAAGCTTTAAATCACATCACAGAACTCTTTAAGTACGGAACTCCTAAGCAAGAAGGATCTTTTGATGAATTCGGAGAAGAAGGAGAAGCAGGATCACCAGGTAGCGGAGGAGACTTCCCAGGAGAACCAACAGGAGATTTCGAGGACATTCCAACTGATGGAGATGAATTCGGAGGAGAAGAACCAGCAGGAGAAGAACCAGATTTTACATAAGATTATGAAAGACTTTGACGTACATAAGTGGAATAACAAGCGTAGACTTGCTGCAGTTAATGAAGGAATTACTGAAGCCTCTAAAACAAAGTATGACAATTATTTAGATATTGTTATGAAGTGGTTAGAAGATGCCCCTCAATCAAATGCTATTAAGAGCTACTTAGAATCTAATCGTGGACTTATTGTTCGTGATATGATGAGTGCTGATTTCGATAACATGAATGAGGAGTAATATGATGCTTTTAAATCTCATAGCAGAATACTTTTTGGATGAAGCTAAAAAGGAATTTGAATATCTAAGTAAAGAGGCTCAAACAGTAGCTGCTACCATTATGGCAGGTATGGGTATTCCTAAAGATGAGATCAAAGCTTATAATAAGAATAGAATAATCATCCTATCGGACAAGCCTCGCTCAGAGATTTTCTCTGGTTTAGAGAAGATGGGATTCACTAGAATCGATCCAAGTAAAAGTGTAGGGTCATCTGGTGGTGGATACGAATCAGAAAATGGTATAGAGATTATTCATAAACCATTAGGTCAATCTAAAACAGGTGGTGCCGGTGTTTCTAATGAGAATATTGTTGTAGATAAGGTTAAAGAAGCTCTAGCAGAACAACCAAACCTAACAGTAATATTCAAAGCAAAGAACAAAGACCTCGTTTATAAAAATGTAACAGGCATTGATCATATTGGTAAAGAAGGTGAATCTAAAGGCTGGAAAGGTGATCTTAGACTACTAACCAAAGATGGAGAAAAGCACGTATCTATCAAAAAGGATGGAGGATATAGATGGGAGTCTGTAATGAAGAGATTCCGTCCTACCTTTGAAGCTTTTATGACAAAAGCAATGGCAGGTGAGATAGATGGACTTCAACTTGTACCTGCTGAAGATAATCCAAAGCTTCTACAGATGTTAGATATGGATGGAAGGGCTTACGGTAGAGTGTTTATAAATAACCATCCAGACTTAGCAGCAGGATCAGAGACCATAGACAGTATGGCATTCGGACCAGATCATGCAGATATTGCACAAAGAACTTTTACCGATTCTGACTTCAAGCTTAAAGATAGTACGCTAGAGATAAGCACTACGAAGGTAATGACCGATGTTAAAGACTTTGAAGAAGGAGATTTTCCTATTGTAGAGTTTGAGAGAAATGCATCTAAAGCAACTAAAGTTGAGGGGATGTACGGAAGAGGTATTGTAATGAGAACAAGACCCATTGGACAAGTCAAGGATGGAGGTAGAGCAAATTACTTATATGTAGAGTACAAGGATATAATGTAAAAAACAATATGAAGGTTTCAGCAAATACTTTAATGGTTTTAGTAGCAGTTGCAATAGCTGCAATGTACGCTTTCGGGCTACTCACTCCAATGAATAACAGAGCTCAGGATAGGCTTGATGCCTATATTGCTAAGAGTGAAGCGGTAGTTGATTCTTTACAAAACCATATCACTTTATTAGATATAGAGAATGATATACTTCAGTCGAAAGTCGACTCAGCTTTTGCTGCTTTAGATGTTGAGGAAGAAAAACGTAAACAAGAGAGAGATGCATTTGATCAAAAGATTGCTGAGCTTAGTAAGCTTTCTGCTTCTGAGCTTTCAAGCTACTTCGCAGACCGCTATAGCAAGTAACGGGGATACTCTTATTTACATTCCTCAAAAGATTGCTAGGCAAGTCATTACTGATCTTGAAAAAGGAGATCTTTGCCAAAAGGAATTAGAGAGTTACTTGAGAGATATTGAGAGCTTAAATCAAGCTATTCAAGCTAAAGATGGACAGATTGCAAATCTCTTAGGAGTAAAAGATAACCTAAACGGAGTTATAGATCAGAAGAACTCTCAAATAGAAAAGCAAGAGAAGTACCAAGCTACCTTAAGAAGGCAGCGCAGATGGAACTTATACAAAGGCTGGATGGGAGGTACGATCGTAGGAGCTGTTGTAGGAATTATAATAATGTTATGAATCAGCAAGAAGTAAAAGAAGCAATCAAGGCAGAGTACATAAAATGTGCAGGTGATCCAGCATACTTTATGAAAAAGTACTGTCTAATTCAGCATCCACAAAGAGGTAGTATAAAGTTTAACCTCTATCCTTTTCAAGAAAGAGTACTTCATATATTTAGAGATAATCAATATAACATTGTATTAAAATCTAGACAGTTAGGGATATCGACTCTATCAGCAGGGTATGCTATTTGGTTGATGACCTTCCATAAAGATAAGAACATCCTTGCCATTGCAACAACACAAGCAACAGCAAAGAATGTTATTACCAAGATTAGGGTAATGTATGATGGGTTACCTAAATGGATGAAACCCAAAGCTACGGAGAACAATAAGCTCTCTATTAGGTTAGCAAATGGTTCACAAGCAAAAGCAGTATCTTCCAACTCAGATGCAGCACGTTCAGAAGCAGTATCATTGCTGTTGATTGATGAGGCAGCATTTATCGATAACGTAGAAGAAACCTTTACTGCAGCACAACAGACTCTTGCAACAGGGGGTCAGTGTATTGCACTTTCAACTCCAAATGGTATTGGTAACTGGTTCCACCAAACATGGGCTAAGGCAGAGACAAACGATAACAACTTTGTTCCAATTAAGCTACCATGGACAGTGCATCCAGATAGAGATGAGGATTGGAGAAAGGAGCAAGATAAGCAGTTAGGACCTAGAAACGCAGCACAAGAGTGTGACTGTGATTTCTTATCATCTGGTGAGACTGTATTTGAACCAACTCAATTAGTAGAGATAGAGAAGACAACTATATGTGATCCTATTGAAAAAAGAGGACAAGATGGTGGATTATGGATATGGAAGTATCCTGATTACACTACATCCTATATGCTAGTGGCAGATGTTGCACGTGGTGATGGGGCAGATAGTTCCGCATTTCATGTATTTGATATAAGTACAAATGAGCAGGTAGCAGAATTTAGAGGGAAGCTTCCTCCAAGAGATTATGGTAACTTGGTAGTTGGTATTGCTACAGAATACAACAACGCTTTATTGGTAGTTGAAAATGCCAACATGGGATGGGCAACGATTGAGC